TAATACGTCAACATCGTTTAACTCGCTGTGATGTATCCACAAAGTTAAAGAATTTGAAAGCAACTCACAACTCCTTTTAGCGTAGGGTTGAATATCTTTAAGCTGTGATGTATCCACAAAGTTAAAGAATTTGAAAGCAACTCACAACAAGGTCTACGACCAAAGGCACAACAGTTACGCTGTGATGTATCCACAAAGTTAAAGAATTTGAAAGCAACTCACAACATGCGCTGAGCCATCATATTCTGATGATTTGCTGTGATGTATCCACAAAGTTAAAGAATTTGAAAGCAACTCACAACACTTCCCATACATGTCCCCTCCTGGTGTTCGCTGTGATGTATCCACAAAGTTAAAGAATTTGAAAGCAACTCACAACACTCTTTGAGCCATCATATTTTGTTGGTTTGCTGTGATGTATCCACAAAGTTAAAGAATTTGAAAGCAACTCACAACAAAAAAGGCGCACGTTCCCCCCTTGATTTAGCTGTGATGTATCCACAAAGTTAAAGAATTTGAAAGCAACTCACAACTACTATTTGGTTTTTGTCCCAAGCCAACCGCATAGGATACGGCAGATCTATGGTTACCAAATAGCCAGCCCCCGCAGGATTGGGAACCCCGAATCTGTTTCTAAAATGGGATACTGTTTTCATATTTATGGATTTTGGGTTTGTTCTTCTTTTCTTTTTCTTTCGGTTTCTTCGGCATCTCTGCGGACTTTTTCTTTGATAGACTTATGAAGCTGCCAGCCTTTGGTCAGCGCAAAACCAATCCCAATTCCGATGAAAATAAGCCCTAAGGCATCTAATGTACTCATGTTCTTATTTTTTTAAGGTTAAAATATCTTGTTTCTCAAAAATTCCCAGCATAGACCTCCTGCAGCAAATATTACGAAATAAACCCACCAGCTTTCCCTCCGTTCGGTCTGCTTGGATTTGGTTTCTGTTTTTGCTTTAGTCTGGGTTTCTTTTTCTTTATCGGTGCTTACTGCAACAGTATCTGTTTTATAGGTGTCAGTTTTTTTGTTTGACAAATCCTTCTTATTATTAAAATCCAGTTTTCCTGTGGTCTTTCCCTTGACTTCTTTGCCATTATAAAAAAAGGAAAATTCCGCAGGTGTATTCCCGATCGGAGTAATACTAAAACCAGAATCCATACTGATACTGCTGTATTCCTCGTGTTCCCTAGTTTGGGAAATCCCCGTGGAATCTTTTTTCTCTCTTTCAGCTTCGTGAATGCTGATTTCTGACTTCTCTTTTTCTAGGATTGCCTTTCGGCTCCCACAGCTTACCATGGACAATAACAGACAAGCAAGCAGGAGCCAGAATCCTATTCTGTGGCTGATTTTACTTTTCATCTTTTTTGCTTTTTAGGTCGTCAATATCTCCACTATTGTGGAAGTTTTTTATTTTATCCAAAAGTCCGCTCGGCGGGAATCTTCCCCCTGTAACAACCGACATGTTCGTAAGTGCAGTAGCGCCAGGATAGAGAATAACCATGAGCTGAACCAATACGCTGAAATAACTCTTGAAAAACTCTATCGGTTCCAAAACCTTATTGATAACAGACAAAATGATAAATCCCATTGAAATGATAGATAATTTAGTAATCAATTCTTTGAGATTTCCTTTGAATGTGAAATCCTTAAGAATTATCAAGTGAACATAACTATCTAAAATATGGTCTATTACTAAAACCACACACAAGCAGAACAGGAAAAACTCACTTTCTACATACCATCCACTAATTCGCTCCGTGAGAGTCAGCGCCGCCGCTGGCGCTAGTGACAACTGTGCTGATGCCAACAACTTCTGCGAAAAACTCCCTTTGTATAACAACACCAGGTTGTCCACAATAAATTCTTTTATATTCATTTTTAAAATTCTTTTATGCTTTTTTTACAGTGATTTTTGTCTATCGTATCAAGAATGAATACCAGCACTTTACCAGCAAATGAAAGTGTGTTATCCCTTTGGTTTTTGCCCAAAACCGAGCTGATAGTTTCCTCCATGTTTCCAAATTTATAACCCTCTTTTTTCTTTAAAGTCAAGTTAAAAAGAGTTCTAAATTCAGAGTTTCCGAAACGGTCTAAATTGACCGCCGAACTCTTGAAATAACCTAAATCCTTGAACTTTATCGCCACAGCCAAGAAATTGAGTAGCGACAATGGAAGAAACAGCATCCACGCTATAAGGAACAGAAACAGCCCACCGATAAACTTTCCTATGCTTTTCATAATTTATCTAATTCTTCGTTTTTAGTCCTTACAAAATCAGCCAAATACCCCTGAATTAACTGCAATAGCGTGGCTCTGTTATTCTTCATCAACCAAAGCATATACTTGTAACTGTTGACCTTTATCGGCTGTGTCTCTGCCGTAGCATTGCCCTCTTCATCTTTTACAGGAACATTGATAAGCTCATTTTTCGTTCCTCGCAGGTAACTCCAAGTGTCTTTATACACCACCCATTCAGGCGCAGGCAGTTGGATATTGATTTCCTCGCCTGTATCTTTATCCTTTAAAACCTGCTTATAACCGAACATTACAAACTCATTTTCGCTCTTGGCGTCCAAGTTAATCACACGGATAAATCGGTTAAATTGTGGAAGTTTCGGATGTGCTTCCATTGGCAACTCCGCAAGATAAAGCGGTGTTTTCTCTACCTCCTCTAAAATCCCCTGCACCTGCTTCGGTATCATCAAATTTTCGTTCATAATATATTGTTTTATTGAATGTTATAGCTTATATCTTTTATCACAAAATCCGCAATGGAAAGGCTTGAAAACAGCGTTACAAAATGGATGTATTTATCTGTATTTTGCGCTGTGAATGATGATATCGCCATTACTCCTGTGTTTCTCATTATTGTGAAAAGTGTAATCAGCCCTCCTTCTTTTATCAAGTAAACATCAGCAAATCCATCTAACTCATTAATCTGCGCCTGTGCTGATATCCTGTTGTTTCCTATTACATACTCTCTTCCCCATCTATCTTTCATTATCAAATCATTAGATAAGTCAGACCTTGGTGACGCATCAAGAGTATCAGAAAAGTGAATAGCACCTATTGACCTATCATCTCGGAATAAATAAGGGCTATTGTAAGTTCTAAATTTAAAAACCCAGTTTCTATCCGTAGGTAACTCTTTGTTTATCCCAATAGAATAAAACCCCTCTCCCTCTCGTGTAGACATATAAACATTATTCCTAAATTCAGCTGGAAAAGCATTAGACCTCGCACCTACAATCATTCCATCGCTCAAAGTAAAAGGCATAGGCAGTTGGTAATTCTTGGTTATCAGCGCCTGTGGAAATCTGCTTCTATCCAGTGTTCTTATAACCATTTCAGAGGCAAGAACAGGCGTAAATCCTATATCTTCCAGCTGTTTTATTTTCTCTATGGTATTCTTTATATCTTGTGAATATTGATTATTCGCTGGTGCTGTAACATTGATACTGGATAAAGTATTCTTCACAGTCACATTGATAGTCGCAGGAACATTGAATGTAGTAGAGACTTTCGCTGTGTCTGAAAACCCTATCTGCTTTGTTGTAGGATTGTACATTAGGTAGCCATTAAAAGCCTTGTCGCTTACCTTGTTTTCCAAGTCGTAAGCCCTACTAAATAGTTTGTTCAGCAGGAAATTCTCCACCTTACCATCAGCATCCTGAATAAGGAATCTGTCAAAACTATCATCTGCTGACTTATCAGTAAGCCCTTTGATAGAATAATAAAATCCTGCTGTGTTAATGAACCAGTTTGCCCCAAGAGTAAGCCCAGCGCCATTCGTTGAAGTAAGGTGACTACTTGCCACATTGCTACTTGCTACACTACTGCTCCCTCCTCCACTGGATGCTGGAATAAATGGTTTTATTGCTTCGTAAAACTTGTCAGCTTCAATATTAGAAGCATCTACACTTGCTCTCTGTTGAATTAGACTCTGCATATCACCAATTGCTCCGCCATCCGCCTTTCTATCTAATTCAGTAAAAGTTTTTTCAAAACATTTTCGGAGGTTTGCTTCTGTAATTGCTCCGTTATTATTATCGGGAAGAAGTTGGTTGATTTCTTCTAATGTTGTTATGTTGCTCATAGTCCTTTATATTCTAAATCCTTTACTAAATCCTTTGGAAAACCCTCCTACTTGTTTTTTCTCCTCCTTCTCTCCTATCTCTCCTATTTCTGCGATGCTTCCTGCATATTCATACAGCGCTGTATTAGCTGAAAAAGTGAAATTTACCATGTTATCCTCTTCGAATTTCTTCCCAGAAGTAGCATCTCCGCTGGTAAGGTATGCAGCGTTTCTAAGATTTCCCAGAACCCAAACTCTGCCATTACTATCCGAGACAAAAAACACCAGTCCAGAATTCCCCGTCTGAGAAAGAAAACCAAGGTTTCTAGGCGTCATTCCTGTCAGCTGAAACGAAAGCTCGCTCATCTGCTTCCATCTCTTTGCACTGCCAGTGACCTTCTCCGATAGAGAACCTTGGTCTAGATAAACATCCACAGCCTTTAGACTTTTTCCGTGTTTGAGTAAAATATTTCCTTTAGAAATTATCCTGCTATCTTCGTAGCCCTCCGCTTCGGGAAGAACCATTTTTGCAAAGTCCCAAACAGAAGCATAGTAGAGCCTCACCAAAATACCTCCAAACACCTCTGTGCTTGGGCAATAATGCAAATCTTCTGTATGTATTTCTGTAATCACAAAAACAAAAATAGAAC